ATTTGCGCCGCCTACCATTACGGGCGTTATGGTGCCGCCGATTTCTACTTGTGTTGTGTCCTCAACCTCGTTTACACGGCGCATAGAGTAATCCGTAATATTGATACCCTCATAAGCGAGGACGGTAATATTAACCGTTACCGCCGTTGTATAGCCTCGGGAGTCGATAGCCGTTACAATAACGGGTACGGTGTCTTTGTCGGTTAATGCGCCTACGGTAATTGTGGTAGAGGTGCTCGAGGCTGTTTTGGAGCCCGCCACAACGGAATAGCTCGAAATGGTCGCGCCGTTCTTTGCGGTTGCCGCCGTTAGCGTGAGCTGTAGCGAGGAAATACCTTGTATATAAATTTGATTATTTCCCGTAACGCCTACCGCCGTTGCGTTTGCGTCCTTATGCGTAAACGCGGTAAAGGTCGGCGAGGAGTTGGCGGCTGTGGTCTGCACCTTTGCCGTTTTTGAGGAGGTGTCGCCAATCTTTGTAGAGCCGCTATAAGTAGAAAGCTCAAAAGTGCCCGTAAAGTCCTTTATAGCCGACATAGCCGCAAGCACCGAGGAGCGTTGCGTCGCTGTTAGCGTTATAGTGTTTGAGCCGCTCGTAAGAGATAGGCTCGAAATGGTTAAAACGGTTGTGTTACCGTTTTTGATAACGAGCGTATGCGTATAGCTCGTATTGTAAACCGTTACGGAAAGCGTGAGCTTTGCCGTTGCCTCGTCTGCGGTAAAGGTACTCACGGAGGATATAACCGAGCCGCCGAGCGTCTTTACCGAGGAGGCAGAGGAGGAGCCGTATACCTGGTTAGAGCTTTTGCGGGCTCTCACCTTGATACTGTAAGTAGTATTCGGGGTAAGTCCCGTAATAGCTTTCGAGGCGGTTGTGCCGCTCGTTGTGCTGTAGTTCGTCCAGGTGGAGCCGCCGTCTATTGAGTAATCAAACCTATCACAAGTAGTAGAGGCTGTCGCTTTAACCGTTACGCCCGAGGCTGTTATGCTCGAGGTCGTAAGCGTTACGGTTGGTGCGGTGCGGTCTATACTGTCAAGGTTTATTGTGGTACTCGCTGTAATTCTGCCAACGCTAACGCCCGAGTATGTACCGCTAAATCGCCAAGAGGCGGAGAGCGATATATTTGTAGCGTTGCCCGAGGAGTTATGATTAACTCTTACCGTGTGCGTGTACAAAAGTTTCTTTTTGTGCCCGCTCGAGTAGTCATTTATCGCAGGGGCGGTAAATGTAACAGAGGTACCGTTAATAGAGGAGGTCGAGTCTGTGCGCTGTCCTACCTCGATTGTGTAATACGCTAAATAGATTTTTTGCGTTACATCGGAATAGTTACCCGTTTTGCTCTGTGTTGCGCTCCACTCCACATATAAGCCGAAATTATTTACGGGATAATTACTATAGCTGCCACTTAATGCCATAAAACGCCTCCTTAATCGAGCAATACAAAGTCAAGCCCCGCGCTATGCGGTACAAACTTGCCTTTGCCTACTGTTAGCTCGTCTGTTATTTCGGTTTTGCGGAGGGTGGTTAAGTCCTTATTAACGGTCAATACAACCGCTCCCGCGTGCTTAACGGCAAATTGTGTATGGTCTATAATAGTTTCCGTCGAGCTTTCCGAGTTCGTAATGTTAATGCCTCGGCGGTCTATCTTTACATTTTCTGTATAGATTTCGTTAGGCGCGGGAGTCCAATTTTGCTTTTGTCCGCCCTCTGCTAACATAAAGTCCGCCACATATAAGTAATAGCCCGTAGTGCCCGCCGTTAGCGTTACGGTGTTACCCGCTGCGGTAAAGGTCAAGGAATACTCCGCCCAGGTGTTATTTATTGCCTGGGTGTCGAAAATATAGGTGTCGTTACCGCCGTTATTGATAAACACATAGCAGCGGTTAGCGGTACCGATTTTCGCGCGGAAAGTCAAAGTATATTCTTTTCCCTGCAAAACGGTTATTTCTTGAGATAGGGTACCTACGCGCAAACGAAACATAGAGCTCGCGGCGGTGTTGTTCACCGCGTCCGCTGTTTGCTGCGCTATAACGGAGCCCGTATAGCTCCAATCGTCCGAAACGCCGTTAAGCCCGCTCGAGTTGTAAATATTGTTAATACCGCCCGTCGATTGCGTAGTAAACGAAAGCGTTAAGCGGTCTATTTTCTGCTCGAGGGTTGCTATGGTCGTTTCGATTGTTTCCACATCACCGTAGAGCACCTCCTCAACGCCTTTAATAACGCTTAATAGGTGCTCGTCGGCAGCGATAAAAGATTGCTCAACGGAGGAGGTAGCCTCTCCGATTTCGTTTGTTATTTCTGCCTTGTAGTGCTGCGAGATAGAGGAGGCTTGCACCGAGTCAGCTTGTAAGAGGGCACCGTTAAGAATACCCGCGCTGATAAAGTCCGCCACGATTGCGCCGTCCATTGTCATAGCGAGTGCAAATTCTCCGTTGTAGCCCGTTTTTGAATAGCCCAAGCCGCCGCTATTCCACCGCCACACATTAACTGCCTCCTCGAGGGTAGGCGCGTCAAGTATGAGGATTTCTTGCGGCTTTTCCGCAGGGTTGAGGACGACATAGCCGCCCGAGTGTCCCGTAATAAGGCTCGTAGCGTTTGCTATTGCCTTTTTGAGCTGCTCTGTAGCTGCTGCCTGCCCTTTTTGTACAGAGGTCTTAATTTCCTCTATAGCCGCCTGCTGCTTGTTTACGGTGTCCGCAAACGAGCTTTTAGCGTCGCCGAGTTCGACGCTATCGTATTTCTCCTCGAGGGTGTTATAGGTCGTCTTTATAACCTTTGCGCGAGCCGTTACGCCGAGCTTTGAAAATCGGACGGCGACGGTATCGCACATCATAACCCGCTCAAGAGGTGCTATGTTTTTATATTCCTCGGTCTGCCATAGCTGAATAAAAGAAACGGTAATATTAACCTTTGGCACGCCGAGCTCCGCTGCCGCAGCGTATGCGGTAGCTTTGGCTCGCAAAGCCTCCTCGGTAACTGCCTCTCCCTCTCCGAAACGGTCTGTAAAATCCATAATATAGGCTTTACTGTGTCCGATATTTTCGGCGTTGTTAAGAGGCAGCACCTTTTCCGAGAGGTAAACATATACCTCTATTTTCTCGTCGCCCTCTCCGTCCTGGGAGTAGCGAGCATACGGCATAAGGTGCGTATAGCAATCGGCTATATTTGCCTCTTGCTTGAGGTCTTTTAAGTTTTTACCGTACTCGATACTTACGCCTCTATCGGAGCCGCGGTGCTTATGGAGCTTGACTACGAAATTATCAAACTCAAACTCGCCGCCCCACACATCAAGCACCGAGCCCGCCTGCCCGCCCAGGATAGCGCGGACGGAGCAAGGCGTTAAAATGGTCGAGCTGTTGAGGGTAGAAATATCGCTTATAGCAGTAAACGCGGACGGCAAGCCCGCGTCCTGGATAGCTCGAGTAATAGCCGCTTGCGGCGTTACATTTTTAACGGAAAAACCGAGAGTCGGTATGCCGTTAAGGTCGTAGCTGATATGCTCCGCTGAATATGTAACAATACCTTTAAGAGGCTTGCTCGATTTGTAAATACGGAATAGCTGCGGCTCGCTCGTGTCGTTGGCTTTCGCCTTGATAATGCAGCCCTCCGTAATTTGGTCGTACCATTGTCCCGTAATAGGGTACTGTAAAGAGCACTCATAGGAGCCGTTACGCTCCTCGGTTACGGTACACTTTGTAGCGTCTTTCAAAAAGCCGATACCGTTATGCGTAAAGGTGCTCTCGTTCTTTGCGTATAAAATTGGTATCATAAGCAGCACCACCTCGGGACGATTTCGAGCTGCGTAACATCACCAACCCAGGAAATAGCATTGCTGCCAGGTAGCAGCGTAGGGAAAGCCGCTCCCGACATTTTGTTATTTTGGGGCTGTATGCCCTTATAAGCGTTCATAATGTCGGAGTCTACCTCGATATACTCGTCAATATCCGTAAAGGTAAACGAGTCATTGTTTACGGTTAAAGTAACCGTCCCGCTGCCCGTGATTTTGATATACGGCGCGGACGGGTAAAACTCTGCATTGTAGAGGGTGCCTGCTGCCGTGAATACGACGGGCTGCTGTCCCTCGAAAGAATACTTAAACGGCTTACAGTTAAAAGAGAGCTTTACCTCGCCGAGGTCGCGGAGCTCTTGCTCTATGTCTACCTCGTCGGAGTAGGAGCCCAGGCGAAAATACTTTTTATCGTAGCTATCCCACAAACGGAAATAGCCCTGCTCCGCCAGGAGCCAACCTTTAATTTGGTGTGTAAGCTCGACAAATTCCCGCTCGGTATTGTTGAGCAATACGCAGTTATACGGGATTTTGATATTTTTATAGCGTCCGTTGTCTGTGATAAGGTCGCCGCTGCGCCCTGGGACGCTTGTATAGCTAATATCCCGAGAGGCTCCCTTGTAGGAGCCTTTCTCGGAAATAAGCAGCCCAAACTCGAGGGAGCTATGGTCTTTGAACATAAAAAACGGTAATTTTTCCATTATGCAAATACAACTCCCTTTCTTTGGATTTTCTCGGCTATAAGCTCTAACAAGAGGTCAACAAAGCTCTCTACATCTTGCTCGCTGTCGCCTTTGAGGTTTTCAATGTAAATAGCCTTTTCGCCGAGCTCGATTTTGATAACGAGCCGCCCCTCTTTGTCGTCGCCTGCTGCCGCCGCAGACATAGCGGCGGAGTATTCCTTGTTTTCGCCTGCGGTCAATACGCGCTCGCCCTTGTGGAGCAACGCGGGGTACTCGTCATAAGGTACATACTCCATACCGATACGGAGGCGGGAGAGTTCCTTAATGTTGAGTCCTAAACCGCCTACGCCTGGTACCCAATCGGGTATTTTTAGCTTGTTAAGTCCTCGGATAAAAACATTTATGCCGTCAATTATCCAATTTATAGGCACCTTAAAGGCGTTTTTGATACCCTCAAAAATATTCTTAAAAATGCTTACAACCGAGTCCCAGGCTCCGCGCCAATTACCCGTAAAGACATTTTTAACAAAGTCGATAATACCGTTAAAAATTCCCTTGACATTCTCGAAAACCTTTTTAATACCGTCAAAGGCGTTTTTGAATACGCCGCCGACAATATCCGCCACGCCCGAGAAAGCCTTTGAGAGAGGCGGTAAGAGCTTGTCAAACAGCATTTTAATAAAATCACACAACGGCGGTAAAATGAGGTTGAGTAAGTCCAGGAGAGGCTCTAACAGTATCATTAAAATATCGAGTATCGGCTGAATAACGGGCAAGAGCGCGTTAAGCAGCGAGATAACCACGGGCAAAATAGCCTCGATTATCTGTATAGCGATAGGTACGATAGTTTCGATTAACTTTAAGAGGATAGGCAATACCTGGTCTATGATTTGCAAAATCGGAGGCAAGAGCATTTCGATTAACTGAATAATGATAGGCAAAATAGCCTCGATAATGCGTACCACGAGAGGCATTATTAAGTTTATGAGGTTTATAATCACGGGCAAAATGGTATTTACTATTTGCAAGATAGGCGGTAGCAACATCTGCAAAAGCTGAATTACCACGGGGAGTATAGCCTGGATAATTTGAATTATCGGCGGCAAAATGGCTTGTATAAGCTGAATAAGGATAGGTAGTACTGTGTTTATAATCTGCAATACAAGCGGCATAATGCCGTTTATAAGGTCAACCAGGATAGGCAGCACTTGCTCCACGATTTGAATAACAAACGGTAGTAACTGCTGAATTAGGCTAACAATAACGGGTAAAATTGCCGTTATAATCGACTCAATAGGCGGCAATAGCGTTTCTATGAGGTTTAGCAATATAGGCAGTAGCGTTTCTACCAGGTCGAAAAGCGGAGGTAAGATGTTCTCGAAAACGCCCTGCAAAATAGGAGAGAGCCTCGAGAATAAGCCTTGAATTAACGGGAGGTTTTTTATAACCAGGTCGAGCACACTTTGCACAATAGGCATAACCGCTCCGCCCAAATTATTCATAAGCCCGCCGAGTGAGCGTTTAATGGTGTCTATAGAGTCCGTAAACACTACGCCTGCGTTAATTGTTTCGTCCGACATAACCATACCGAGCTCGTGTGCCTGGTCTTTTAGGTTTTTTGTACTCTCGGCTGTTTGGTTAAATAGCGCGGTAAGCTCTTGACCGCTACGCCCGAAAAGGTCGTTAGCAAGAGCTGCTCGCTCCGTGGAGTCCTCCATACCTTGCATACCCGCTATAACAGCGTCGAAAGCCTGCTCGCGGGACATATTGTTTAAGTCCTCCATAGAAATACCGAGCTTTTCAAACATTGCCGTAGCAGACTCGGAGCCGTTCTTTGCGTCGTCGATTTTATTTGTTAGGGTTTTTAAGCCCGTTGTCATACTTGTTATTTCGACGCCCGATTGCGACAATACATAGTCCCACTCTTGATATGCAGTTTTTGACATACCGAGTTTTTGACTTGTTTTGTCTACCTCGTCGGCTGCTGCTGCGGTGTCGCTTGCCATTTTATAGGCGGCGGCACCGATAGCGGAGGCACCCGCCACAACAGCGGTACCCATTGCGGCGGCACCTTTTGCAATAGAGGAGAAAGCGGAGCCTACCTTTGAGCCGCTCTTTTCTGCCTTTTCGGTTGTCGTGTCGATACTTTTATCAGCCTCGGCGTTGTCAATAAAGATAGTACCGAAAAGCGAAAAAATACTTGCCATAGGTTAGCCTCCTTTCTGTTTATCAGCCGCAACAATCGGCGCAAAGTCCGCCATAATGTCCTCGGCTGTTCTTTTCTGTTTTGCTTTAGGCTGCGGGGCGGGCTCGTCCGATAGCACACTCGCTAAAAATTCGGGATAGTCCATAACCTCGAGCCCTGGTTTTATTTTTGCTGCTGCATAGTTTACGAGCCACAAAGGGAAAAGCCGCTTTTCGAGTTCTGCTTTTTGCAAGCGTTCCTCCTCTTTGCGGGCGAAAGAAAGCAGCTCACCGAGAGCCGTTAAAGGTAGACTCTCGATAAGCTGCCAATCGTAGTATTTATGCAGTAGCGTTAAGCTCCTTGCTCTACTTTCTTTCGTAGAGCACGCTTGAAAAAACTTACGATACCCTCGTCGTTGATAAGGTCGTTAATTACCTCGGCTGCGTCTTTCTTGTACGCCTCCTCGAGGGAAATATCGTAGTAAGCCGCCACGAGGGGCGGGAGGTCGTCGGCAATCTTGCCGAGCTGCGGGGTGAGTTCGCATAAGATTTCGCAGGCTAAAATACCTACCTTTTCGCGGGAAAGCTGTTTCATAGCGTCCTTTGCGTCTTTTGCGTCCTCGAAAATGTCAAGCCCTTTGAGCATTTCTACAGCGGGCTTAATATCGAGCTTGCCTACGATTTTAAGCAACATAGGCATAGTCTTAATAGTAAGCATAATTTGGCTCCTCCTTAAATCCTGGTATTATTCCTCGGTGCTGTCGCCGCTTGCTGCGGGCTGTCCGCCCTCATTGCTTGCGGCTGCGGCTGCTGCCGCGTCGTCCGTAGGCATAACGGGCGCGGTGTCGATTTCCGTAACCTCCCACAAGTCGCCGTCGAGGTCGCTATGCGGATAATGGGCTAAAAATTCAAAGGCGAGCTCGCCCTCGGCTTTCTGTACCGCTTTAGCAGTAAAGCCCGTTTCGTGCATAGGGTTATAAATTACAATTTTCTTAAACTTGCCGCCGACAAGTTTTGCGAACATAGTAACATTCTTGAGGTAGGACTCAAGCGGGATAATGCCCGTTTTCGGGTTTTTAATGGTTTTACCGTCGTCGCTTACAATAGTACAGTTCGGAATTGCAAGCGCGAGGTTTTCCTGGCTCATACAAAGAGTAGTAACCTTAATAGAGGCTCCCTGCTCCTCGATAACCTGGGTACCCGCTGTCTTGCCGTGTTTGCCGTCAAAGTCAATGTCGCGGACGGTAACAGTAGCGGCAAACTCACCGCCGCCACGAGTCGGAGCCAAGACGCGCTCGTCAGCCTCTCCGTAGTTAAGGAAAATAACTGACTCGTCAATCTGGATACTCTCAATTTGCTTTTTGGTAAGATTAGTAACCATTGCGTTACCTCCTAATAGTAGAATAGTCTTGCCGACATAGACAAGCGACGGTGCGCTATGTCAAACTCGCTGTCGGCTACGGTGTTTTGGTTGTCAAAGCCGATATGCCCGTACAAGCCAGGCGCGGCTATAATGGCATTATAAAGCCCGTTGCGGAGGCTGTCGCACGCCCTCTCGAGGTTTATTGTTGCGTCGGCGGCTTTTTCGTCCGCCCAAACATCAATATAGAAAGAGGCGAGGTCGCCGCTCTCGAGGTCAATAATGTTAATGCCGCTGACTACTGCAAAAATCGGAGGCGCGTTTTTTGTAGGTGCCTCCTCGTAGGTCGTCGGCAAAATGGTATTAACCCGCTCCGTAAGAGCTGTTATAAATGCCTCGGTATTTACTTTCATAAGGGCGTTACCTCCTCTCGCTTTAAGTGGTTTCGACTACGAGAGCTTGACATATCAGCTCGAGGCACTCGTTTTTAACGGGATATGTACGGATAACTCGGTACATCTTGCCGTTATACTCAAAGTGTCCCTCTCCGTTATAGTCGAGCTCCTTAATCTCTACGCAAAGCTCGGGGCGGTAGCCCTGGGCTTGTGCCTGGTAAAACTCGTTTCTCTTTACGCCTTTAGAATTACAAAAAACCTCGCGTTTCTCGTAGTCCTTATACGGCTTGCGGAGCTTGTCGAGCTTTTCTGTTTCCACGCACAAAAAGCCGATTTCTCGCCAATACATAGCTACGCCTCCTCGATATATTCACTTGATAGCTGCAAATGCCGCTTGAGCATTTCGTAGCTGTTGCGGTACTTTTCAGCGTCCGCGTTATCGAGTCCAAACTCGGCTTTTACATAACAGACAATAGCCCGCTTTATAAGAGCGTCGCTCTCGTCCTCAACCTTTGCCGCTTTGATACCGCCTAATAGGAGGTCGGCTTGCGCCGCTCCTATTAGGTCGGTAATTTCTGCGTCAAAATGAGTATGACTTATGCGTAGGTATCGGCGAACATCATAAACAAATTGCTTTGAGATATTCGCCATAGCTCAACCCTCCGTTATTAGGTCGTCTGGGTTTTCACAAACTTAACAAACGCGCCGAGCCCCGCAATAGCTTTACTGTCGAAAACGCAAGAGCCGAGGTAGTCAACGCTGTTTGTAGCGAGTCCGCTGTGCTCGGACTTAACCACCGTAATATCCTGGGAATAGTTACCCACGATATACGAAAAGTCGCCGAGGTACGCAACGCCCATAGAAAGGGAGCCCGTAAAGTAAACCTCGCAACCCATAATGTAGTATTTGCCGTTGGCAAATTCGATAAGGTTGTTTTTGCTCTTGTTCATAAGGGCGTAGAAATAAGCAAAGAAAGTAGCCTTGCTCATAGTCCACACCGCGTTACGCTCATAGCCGCTCGAAAGCATACCGTACAGAGTGGTAATGTCAGCCTCCGCAACAGCGGTAGCCGCCGCTACGGTTACCTGGTCGGTACCCGCGGTATATGCGCCGTTTGTGCCCTTACCACCGTTTGCCACGCCGCCAGGCTGATTACTGCCCGTTCCGACGAAAATATAATTTTCAATCTTGCGGGCGATAGCCTCGGCGATAATTTCAACGATATAGGACTCGAAAGCCGCAATAGTCATATTGACAGTAGCGCGGCTCGCCTTAACGAGCTTAACGATTTCGTAACCCGTAAGGCTTACGGAGCCGAGGCTATCGGCTGCAACGGTAATAGCCGCGTTCTCCTGGTGGATAGCTGCGTCGGCGTTGGCACCCTCGACGGCAAACTTGAAATTACCAGGCACGTGGAAAATCTTACAACGCTGCAAAATAGGCGCAACCTCGTACATTTTCTTGATAATTTCGTTAGCGGTGCTCTCGGGGATAGCAGGCAGCGCAGAGTTAGCAGCGGTGCTGTAAGCTCTCTGCTCGTTCTCGGTAAGAGCCTTGCCCTGCAAGGTCTTGAGCCAAGCGGAGCGGTACTCCTTGTCCTGGTCGAAAGTGTCCGCAGCGCG